CCTCGTCGTCAGTCTCAAAGGTACCAAGACCCCAGCGTTCAGCAGAGTCCTTGGACAACTTGGGATCGCGCAAGAACTGCTTGACTGGTACCGCTGATCCATTGTGGATCGCGGCGTTGCCAAAGACTTCGATCTTTCCCGATGCCATCGCAGCAGGGAGTGCTCGCTGCACACCATCGAGGGCTGTAGGGTAAGAGCCAATATCCAGATAGCTTAGCACGGAGGCCCGTGCCTTCTCTGGCAGTTTGTTGAAAGCGGGCAGGCCAGAGCTGAACATACCTCCGCTCAGCTTCTTGATCTCGTCGTCCTTCAGGTAGACTTCCTTACCCTTGACAAAAGAATCCTCGAAGGCGGCAGCTGCACCGACACGGTTGCGCTCAATGTCACTACCACCGTTTGTCTCCATCATTCGGTGGAACTTGGTCATCTTACCGTCAAGCCCTTCACCGAAGTAGAGAGTGCTCAGGCCCGCATCATTGAGTGCTTTCCACGGGGCGTACAATTGCTGGAGACCGGCGTCCGTTACCCCAGCCTTGCTCATCGCCTGCACCGCCGCCTCAGTCTGCGCTTGCAGTTGGGCCTTAACACGACCAAAGGCCCAGCCCCTGTTGTCCTTATTGAACTTACCAAGGAACCTCGCCACGCCCTGCCAGTCATTCTGCTGGGTCAGCCGGGCATACTCGTTGAAACCTAGGGTCTCGATGTGCTCATCGGTGGTAAGTTGCTTCAGGGCAAAGACATCCCCTACAGAGAACAGGTCGCTAATCGCTGCGTCTTTCTTAGCAGCGACCAACGCCTTAGCAGCAGCAGTCGCCGCCGCCTTCTCTTCTTGTGCAAGTGCCCGGGCATTGGCGTCCTTGCGAGCTTGCACGGCGGCCATGCCACCCTTAACCAAGGCCATGGCCTTGCTGCGGTCGTACATATCCTCGGTTGCGCCGGTCTCCTTACGGCCTGCGTCGCTGAACGCCATGAGCTTCTGGAAGTTCTCGGCCACCGTGCCACCTGCGGCGTTAGCAATATCGAACTCCATCTGTGCGATGGTGTCGGCATTCTCATCGAGCCACTTTGCCCGGAGCATGGCGTTGCCCCGCTTCTGCGCCACACGGATGCGGTCGAGGTTTGCCGGGTCCAGCAGTTGTTCCCGCCCGTTAGACAGGAACGCCTGTACTGCGGTGAGCTGCCCTTTTTCTGCTGCTGCTGTAACGTCGTTGACCGCCACCTCTTCCCAGACGGCGGGGTTCTGGCCATCGACCAGCAGGGTGTCTCCGATCAGGTTGTTAGCCATGATGTCGAAGTCTTCCTGCGTCATGTTCCCCGTTGCCAACGCGGTGCGCTGAGCCTCGATGGAGTCGAAGGCCGACCGACGCATCCGGCTCTGGTTGGTGAGGGCCGTGCGATTAACGTACTCCACACGCAGCTTTGTGTGCTGCGCCACCATCCCTGGTAGAGCCTTTGCAAAGCCTTGCCTGACCACCGCGTCGGTACCCTGGTCACCTGTGAGCAGCCCGTTCAGGGTGCTCATCATCTGACTCTTCGCTGTACCGTAGTCCAGCTGGGCCATGTTCGGGAGGTTGGCTTGAATCTCTGCCAACGTGCGGTTGACGCGGTCTTGCGCCTCAAACGCCTTGGCCCCCAACTCAGCACCTGACGGGCCAAAGAGGGTGGAGTACCACGGCTGGTCTGCCGCGATCTCTTCTACCGTCTTGCCTTGGGCTGCGTCCATCATGCCGCCTACAAAGGCTTCTTGGTCGCGCTCTTGCAGACGTTGGGTGATGGCCTTACCAAAGTCAGATGTCATCTCAGACAAGGCGTTGTACTCGCGCATGTCTGCCCCTCGCGGGGTGATTGCTAGTTGTTGCCGGGTTGCCCCGGAGTTGAGCTGAAGTTCTGCTTGGTCCAGGCGTGACGACACAGGCGCACCCGTTACCGGGTCACCCACAAACGTGACATTCTGGCCCAAGCCTACGGTTGGTGCGCCTTGTGTGTTACTCATTAGGAATCAAACTTGAAGTTGCTAAGATAGCTGCTAGCTTCATCAGCAGACTGGTAGTTGTCACCCGAGCTAATCTGCTCAGGCGAGCTTGCCCAATCCCACAGCTTTTTGCCAGCACTTGCCCCGGCCTTGCCCATGTCCATCATGCCCTGAGCCCCACCAGCTGCCTGATAGAACCGCATGAAGGGAGACATAGTGCTCTGTGTCTGGGCGATGTCGGTAGCGTAGTCGAACTCTGTTTGCAGGTACAGGTCACCGAGAGAGCTGACCGCCTGCCGCATGATGTCCGAAGACCTTTGCGCCGAGTCTTGTGTAAACATGGTTACGTTGCGGGACGACTGCTCTGCCTCCAGTGCTCGCCGAAGGGCTAGCGTGCTGTTGACCATGTCCGCTGCCGTACCTACCACACCCGAGGCTGCTTGGGCTGCAAACGCAGCGCCGGCCTGTTCCATCTCAGCAACCCTTTTGTTGAGGTCGTTAAGAGATAGAGTATCGAGCTGCCGCCTCGTGTTAACAGTGTTGGTGTTGACTTGCTCACCACCAGCCTGCAACCTCTTGTTGTTGTTAACGGACATCTGCCACCGCTTGGTGTTGTTCCAAGCAGCAGTGACCTCGTTACTCTTAGCGCGGAGCCGGTTATTGATACCGGCCATAGCCTCGTTGAACTTGTTCTGCGCCTTGATGATTTCGTTGGTTCCGCCAGTGGTGGCCCACGATAGTGCAAAGTCTACGACCTTACCCATCTGTGAACCACCTCCACCAGACCCGCCGCTCATTTGGCTCATCATCGCCATTACTTCGGCAGACATGCTTACCCCCTGCGGACGTTGTTAAAGGCTTGCCCAACCCACTCAAGGGACGACAAGGTTAATGGGAACCAGTCAACTGCGCTGATCTTGAGGCGGAACTTCCGCACTTCTTCAAGCACCGGCACATTTCGCTGACCATTAGCAAACGGCACCACCCCCACCAAGTTCTCTGGATCGCCAATGATGCGCCCGTTGAACTCGCCGGTTTCTGTGCGGCCCTGCTTCACTACCTCCCACTTGTAGCCCGTGGTGTTCTTGAACCCGAGAACGAAGTAGCTTACCGTTGTAATGCCCGTTGTTATAGGGCGGCCCTCCCCGTCCTTGGGGAACGGGTTAGTTGGGACCATGTAGCTTTCTTGAGGAAAGCCAAGCCACACTGTGCTACCCGGGCTCTTAGCCTGCAACGCTGCCAGGGCAGAGGCTGTGGCCGCTGCATTACGCAGCCCTTGGTAGCGGGCGTTACCCACATTACCTAGTGCCGCGTCCATCCCAGCGGGTGCGCTGCCGCTAACCCATGGCCGGAGCCCGTCCAAGAACGGTCGTTCGCTCACGCCACCAGCAAGAGGAATGCTGTGCACATCAACCGCATACTGCCCACCCGCGTCACGCAGGAAGAAGATCAAGGGTCCTGTGCCGCTTTGATTAACGGCCATGACTGAACCCATACCTTCTGCAAAGCGCCACTCATGCCAAGCATCCTGCCTGCGCCCCTCCGACGTGTCGAAGTATGTGAAACAGAACAGGCTGTTGGGCTTGTCTGCTGTGCGCACGAACAGCATGTCAGGCTTGGAGTTGATCTCCAATTGTACGGCATTGCCTAGCAGGTATCTGGAAAGCTGCGAGCTAATGGTGAAGCTCTGCACCGAGTCCTCGGTCTCGCCGACGCGCATCTCGTGCGCCGAGCAGGCACGCTCTCCTGGCTGGGAGTAGAAGATCAACCCATTGTGCACGACAGGTTCAGCCAACGTGGTGTCTGGGATGCTAGCCCGCGTACTCATGTTGGCGCCGGTCGGGGTCAGGACTGCATTGCCGGAGATACCGTACTGCCGCTTATCCCCGAACATCACCAGGTCCTTGTCGTACAACACTGCCCAACGAAGCACGTCTGCGAAGCCGTCAGACGGGGCTACCTCAAACGGGTCGTCTGCCAGCACAGAGAGGGTGGTACTTCTGAAGAAGTTAAGGTAGTCTCCAGGGCTGCTGATGTTCGCCACGCTGCCACAGCCGACCACCAACCTTTGCTGGAAGGTGGCCAACATGGTGATCTGCCGCCCAACAAAGAACGGCATAGGGCTACTGTCATCGTCACCACAAACAGACTCGGCCCAGCTTGGGTGGTCGCCCGCCGTGATACCATTAAGCCATGTAGCACTACTCGCCAGGAAGGCGCTACCACCCGTGATGATGAAGGTGAACAGACCCGAAGTGATCGTGTGCTTCTTGCCCGGCCCTTCAACCCAGGTAACCTCACCATAGTCGCCGGTCTGTGCGGAGTCTTTCTTAGCTGCCTGTAAGTACAAAGCAGCGGACCCACCCGTCGGCTTGATCTTGACAACCTTGCCGAACCAGTGCTGAGCAGTCACGTCAGTGGTGCTGCGAACCTCGTTACAGACAGCACGCACCAAGCTACCATCCGCGTCGTCGGACGCAGAGATAGCCGTCACACCGGACAGCAGCCACGTCGAGTCGCGGGTATTGAGCACGGGTAGCGAAGACTCCGTACCTTGGCTCATGTACACCTGCAGCCCCGAGAGCCTGGGTTGCCAGTTAGGCGAGCCGGTGCTTCCGGCGTTGTACATTGGGATACGCCCCAGCATTGTGGCGATGCGGTTCGGTACCACTGCTTGAGCAGCAGTCGTGATCCAGTTGTTAACCGCTGAGTTGTAGGCGTTGGTCCGGTCGTTGACCTTCTTCTGATAGTCAGGGTCTGAGGTCGCGATGTCGGATGTATCGAGGGTACCCGTGTACTGGCTGCTCGGCGTGGTGTACTCGACGTACGCCTTGCGAGCATCTGTGCTATCAATAGTCAGGCCGGCGGTCGCGCCGCCTGCTGTGAAGGTCCAGGGTGTGTCCTTCTGTAGCGTAACCGTAAACCGTCGGTTGTACGCTGGGCCGCGTACCCACACAGCGGCCTTGTCAGCCAGAGGGCCCGAGGCCCACATTTGGGTAGACGTACCTTGGACGGGTGTGTTCTGTGCTGCGATGAACACGTACTTACCAGCCGCTGTGATAGCAGCAACCCCGTTGTTAAACAAGGCATTGATGCCCGTGTCCAGTGGGTTTGTGGTGACAGGCAAGAAGGTGTTGTCTGTCTTAGAGTACACAACCAAGACCGGGACACCTGCTTGTGCAGCTTTACGGTACAGGATGATGTAGTCTTTACCCTCTGCTGTGTACTCAATACGAGACCAGTCGCGCACCCGAGTGCTAGCAGCAACGCTAAAGGTGCCGATGCTCGTGCTTTGTTTGAACACGCTACCGGGCCGGCGGGTCAAACCCTCCACCGGATCGGGCAGCATATTCACCTGCTCGGTTAGCTGACCTGGGCGGCGAAGCTCAGGCACCTGCTCCGACACACCCATGACCAGGGAAGAGTAGCTGTCGCTTACCTTCATTGCGGCTCCTTATTGCAGGTTGGGTCCGTACATACGCAGGCGATTCATCGCCGGATTCTGGGCTAGCACCACTGCGCGTTGTCGGATATCTTCGGCATTGAACGCAGCCCACGCAGACGTCTTGCGCTTCTCAAGCTCGCGCATCTTCTGCGGGTCGGAGTCGAAGTCCGTCTGAAACTCGTGCACTGCTACGGCCCCGATGTATTCTGCGGCTAAGATGGGCAGGTCGTCGAAGTCCAGGTTAACCAGCAGGTTAACTTTGATAGGGCCATCAAACAAGTAGGTGCCCTGCGAGCGATTGTAGACCTTGTCCCCACGCTTGTTATACAACACGCTAGCCCCACGCGGGTTGCGCAGCTCAAGCATGTCGTTGGGGACAGTGATGATACCGTAGGCATCAGGCGTCAGCGTCCTGGTTTCTTCATTGAACCAGAAGCCACGCGAAAGAATTCGTCGCTGGCACAGATCCAAACGCTTCAGACCTGTGTCACGGAAAGAGTTCTCTTCAGTAAGAGAGTTGATGGGGGCTTGGCCCATGCTGGCCAGCATTGCATTAATCACGTCGAGCTTGTTCATAAGCAAACAAAAAAGCCCCTCCCGGCTAGGGAGGGGCGGTTAGCCTGCCTAAGCAAGCGAAAGATCAGGGAGCCACGATGACGCCTGCGTACTCGGCGCGGTCGGGGCCGACACCAAAGCTGGTCCAAGAGTCGATGTACCACTGCTTGTCCAGGTCGTTGAACCAGACGTCGGTGGACAGCGGGATGGTCTCACCGGCCATCAGGGCCAGCGGCGAGAACACGCCGGCGACGACCTTGGTGAAGTCACCGTCGTAAGCGTTGCCGTTGCTGGCGTTCGACAGGAAGTGACCCGTGATGTTAGAGCCACCCACGAAGTTCGTGGACGACACCACCGGAACACCGTAGGTCTTCAGCACCATAGCTTCCACCGAGTTGCCAGAGGCAGTGGTGTAGTTGGTGTTGACGAGCCACTCGTTCTGGAGCAGGGTCATGAACAGCTCAGGCTTGACCGCGACGATCATGTCCTCGGTGCCGGGGTCGATGTCCTTGTTCTGGAACTTGACCATCAGCTGACCGATGTAGTCGTACATCAGGGCCGGGTCCAGGGCGTCGCCGCTAGCAGCCATGGTGACCTTGTTACCACCAGAGTGACCTGCACCAGAGACACCGGTGTACTTGGTGTCAGTGAGCAGGGCGGCCTTGACAGCCTGAATGAAGAACGCTTGGTCCTTGAACTTGGCGTGCTTCTTGCCCTGTTCCTGACCGATGGCAGCACGGGCGTTGTACTTCGTCTGGAAGTCTTCCAGCAGAGGCACGATGTTGCGACCCAGGATGACGGTGTCGATCGTCAGGTTGTTCTTACCGAACTTGGCACCGGTGCCGTCAGGGGCTTCACCGGGGACCAGCTTCTGGAGCGAAGTCTCACCAACTGCGTAGCTTTGCAGCACGGAGGTACCTTGCACGGAGCGGGTGGGCACCCAGGGTGCGAGGACCGATTTGCGGTCAATGGTACCGTGAAGTTCGTTGGTGAACTCTTCGATGTGCAGGGCATCGACCGCGCCGGTGCCGCCGTTCTGACCCGGGCGAACCGGGGTAGTCGAGATGATGGGCATTGTTGTTCCTTGCCGTTAGGGTTGTCTGTGATTAAAGGTACCTAATCAACCGCGCCACTGTCGGCGGCGGGCTTGCAGTTCCTGGTACTCGGTGGTGTTGGTGAAGTGCATGCCGT